ACTGAATGATTTTAATGACATGGTTGCTAAAGGTATAACAACGCCCAGAGGGTACACCCTCCAGACTGTCAACGAGAATGAGCTATCTTTTAATCTTTCCAATCTTTAACACTCCCAACTACACTTACCCTTCCCAGTCGCTTTCATGGTGACTGGGATTTGTTTTTTCCGCTTCCCTCCATTCATCCTTCTTCTCCCATCGCCTTTATAAAGTTCTCGTAATTGCACTTTTGCCCGCTGACCACATAGCCTTCACACTCCTGCATCCATTCGCAGAATTTCTCCACTGCCTTGTCGTATCCTGCCATGTAGGCATCCTGCAGATCATATCCCGTGAACTCCTTGAGCCTCATCCGCTCATGCATCGAGTAGTTAGGGTTCACACCCAACGCCCTCACTTGTTGCTCGGCATATTCTTGCGCGTTGTTCATTTTTGCTGATTTTTATTTGGCTTCTATCTGAATTTGTTGTATTTTTGTAAAAAAACTAACGCAATGGCACAAAAAGAGGACAATTCTATTGATGGAAATGCAATCATACGGCATTTCAGCCCTTCATGTTGTACAAGATGCAGACATTTTAACGGTATAGAGAAAGGCACATGTGCTGCTTATCCTAACGGCATTCCGTCGAGGTTTGCTGATTTAATTACTGGAGTTAACGCCAACCAACAAGAAATACACACATCCCTGGAAAAAGATCAAGTCGGGAACTATGTGTGGGATTTCATTTAAAAATCTTACAGTAATTGACTTTCAAGACCGCACAAAGTGCTTCCATATTCAGATGTTGGAAATTCAGGAGACAATCTGTGTATTCTTTGCTGTTCATATTCTTCATCTGCTTCTCTATCTGATCTCCGCACTCTTTGTGCAACTTGATTATTTCCTCTTTGCTCATTCTTATAGTTTCTGATGTCACACGTGCTTCATATTTACCCAAACGAGATACAGCGACAATAAGTCTCATGTCATTATTGATAACAAAAGAAATATCCTCTGGCGACAGTGGTTCGTTGATATGATTGTGGAACAAAGCCCCTCCCTTAAACAATCTCCGTTCGTCACCATTAAAAACCACTTCCCCTCGTCCTCCAATCTTGTGATAAACCCTACCGTCGGAAAGTTCCACATACGCCTCCTCATGGGTGAAGTTCTGGCTCAGTTCCTGAAGTCTCTTCATCATGTCATCGTGTGATATATCAACAAATCGACCGACCTTATCCGGAGCAGGAACCATATTTCCACTTGTTAAATCCTCAGTAGTTTTAATTCCGCCTTCTTTTAGTAAGAAATTCACTTCTGCCTTACTTATCAAACCTTCGTTCTCCCTCATCCAAACTGGCACACTCTTCGCTCTCGCTATCCTCCCCTCATTTTCCCTCATCCACTCCTTGAACCCCTCGGGAACGTCTTTCACCTCATTCACGCTCTCGCCATCCACGGCCTCGCCAGCCAGCATCTTCCGCGTGTCCTCCGCTATCTCCTCGTCAGTCTTCAAGATCGACGTCGCGTAGCAACGGCAGTGGGGATGCCACCCCGTGAACTTGAAGTCCTTCGGGTACCTGCCCTGAAGCTTGTCACACATGTCCTCGAACTTGTGAGGTTTCCCGTCCTTCCCCTTGCACGTGTGGTTGCCCGACAGGTGTATCTCCTGGCCCACCACGAAGTCCATCTTCTGCCAACGCTCATGATCCGCCGTGCGGTAAGCCGTGTTGCACTCCGTTGCCGCCAGCCTCCTCGCGTTCTTGTACGACGAGCGATAGACACCGCGCCCGGGGTGATAATCCTTCGCCCGCTTCGACAGGTGCAGGATACCGTGCTCGTCCCTCACCCTGCGGAACAGCATGTCGGGATGCTGCAGGTACTGCTGAAGGTCACGAGCCATCTGGTCTGCCGACAGACCGCCCCTCAGACCGAGGTCGATGCCCATCTCTATCTCGTCCTTGAACTCGTCCGTGTACTTCCAAACCCGGTCAGAGAGCGTCAGACCGTTTTCCTTGCGCTTGACGAACGCCTCACGGGCCGCGTCGTTGTTGCTGAAGTAACGGCGGTACTGCGCCTGGGTCAGCCTCCCGACGTTCTTGCCGAACACACGCTTGGCCAGCTCGTTGTTCTTGTTGTTCGCCAGCGTCCACTCGCTCTCCACACCGTTCACCATGCACACCTCCAAAGCCTTGCCAAGTTGCTTCACCAACCTGTCCACACGACGAGCCGTCAGCGGATAGTCCTTGAAATCCAACGGACGCTCCGAGTCGAAACCACCGATGCTCACACCAATAGCAGCGGCCTCACGGGTCGCCGACTTGTAAATCTCGTCTATCTGCCACAGCAGCTCCTGGATGAACTGCAGGTGCCTGCGGTCGTACTTGTTCTCCGGCTTTGGCATGGTCAAGGGTCAAAAATGCGATTGAGCGAGTGCAAAGTCAATGCTCAATGGTCAATGGTCAATGCTCAATGAAAAACTTACTCCGTCAGCGAAAACGCGTCCAGCGTGCTTTCCTGTGTGATTTCCTCCAGCGTCTTGTCCACATCATCCGAGCGGCCGAACTCCTCTATCGACTCCCGCTGGCTCATGATGGGCTTACCGCCGTTAGCCGTCATCAGGTTCGTGATGGTGTCTTTCTCCTCCGTGATGGTGAACGGCGTGATGACATTCTCCACCGGCAAAGCGTCGATGGCTTCATGGTATGACTCGCCCAAGGCCACCTTCAGGAACGCCTTCACCACATTCACCTCCCTGTCGAAGAACTCCAGCAGACGACCGCTCTCGTCTTTCACCTTCAACTGGGCGTCGATGAACAGCTGCTTCCGGCTCTCACCGCTCATGGGCGTGGCCTTCATGCTCTCATAGCTCCAGTCAGGCAACTGCAACTGAGTGAAGAATGACTGACGCAGCTCCGTGATGTGGAACTTCAGGTTCTCGATGGCCTGAGCCCAGGTCACATAACCCGCAGTACTGCCCTTCGGATACTGCAACACCGACCTGAACTCCGATTTCTCGTCACCCTCGCCACCGTAGTCGATCTCCTGGTCAGCAAACACACAGAACAAGGGCTTCGAGTTCTTGCGCAGGTAGTTGCCGTTGCGGCTCACTGCCCACTCCATCTCGAACACAATCTTGCTCGTGTCTTCCCAAATAGGAGTGGAGCGGCACATATACACTCCCGGTATCTTCCCAACCGTGTGTTGCTCCTCCACTGCGGTTTGCCAACCATCGCCCTTGTCGATCCACTTGTAATGACCATCGGCGGTGTAGGTGTCGAAGTATGTCACTCGCTTGTCGCCCACCATACGGCGGTACTCAATGGAAAAGGCGATCATATCGCCGTACTCGTCGAACAGCGGATACAGGCTGTCGCCCAGCATCGGGGAATAGTTCCTGCAACGCAACTTAATCGGACTCCTGAAGCCGTAGAGGCTGTTGGGTTGCTCCACTGCGTACCACAGCGTCAGCACCTCGCAACCAGCGAACAGCATGTTCAAGCGCTCCACGTTCACACTGTCGATCCGGTTGCGCATGAAAATCCTCTCCAGATACCTCCCCACTTCCTTCTGACGTTCAGTATCGGGCGTATAGACGCGCTTCACAGGCGTGCCACAGCACAACTCGCTCATACGTCTCACCGCCAGCTGCTGAAGGTTGTACGTGATACGTGTCACATGGTCTATCGTTCCGTCATCGTCCACCACGTCGGGGTAAATCGACTTGTTCATGACAGGATGAAGCCTGGGGTCGTACTCCGACTCAAGCCCATTTGGACCGCTCCACGAAGGAACACGTACAGACTTGTTCCTGAGTTCACCGATAATCTCCTTCGCGGCGCGCCCTTTCTTGATGATTTCTCTGATTGATGGCATAATGGTTAATGGTCAATGGTTAATGGTCAATACACTTTCTTCGCCGTCCGAGCCTTGTCTATCGGCTTGAACGGGTTGCTGATGTGGTAGTCAATGGCGTAGCAGAGGACATCGACGTACTCGTCGTGGGGCTTCGACGGAAACCCGCACACCTCGTCCACGAACGACTCGTTCCAGGCACCGCCGACAAGCACCACACGACCGCCCTCAATAGCGGGAGAGGCTGCGTAAAGCCTGGTCTCTTTGCTGTCCTTCGGACTGGGGGTGCTCACCACGTTCAGACCCGACGTCTCCTTCAACTGGTCTATCACGCTCAGGCCGTTCGCCTTCGGCTCGATGCGGATGGTGCTGCGCTTGCCGTAGCCGTGCTCCCGGGCGTACTGCGGGATGAAGCGCAGCAGGTCGGGAAACTTCATGCCAACCTTCTGCGCATGCGTCACGTACAGGTCACCGCCTATCTTGCACGTAGCGATGATGCCCGACGGGTCGTTGCTCGTCTTGTCGGTGTAGGCAGTGTCGAGGAAGAACACCACCGGCTCTCCGTCATACACGCGCCTGAAATCGGCTTCCTTGATGTGCCTGAACCATTCGCGCTTCACGATGTTGCCGCCTATCACCGCGGGACGTTGCTGGTACAAAGCCGCGAACGTCCTCGGACTGCGCGCCTCCACTTCAAGCAGACGCGACAGCGAGTGCCGCTCCTCCCACAGTGCCTCGCCTATCTTCCTCGGGTCCTCTGCCATGCTCGTATCCTCACGGATGGCGGGGATGCTCACCACACGCCACTTCTCGGGCTCTCGCTCCAACAACCTGCCGGCCAGGTCGTCCTCGTGCCAACGGGTCATAATCAGGATCTGCCTCGACTGGTTGTGCAAGCGCGTCAGGAACACGTCCGTGTACCATTCCCACACCCTGTCCCTGTATGTCTGGCTGCCGGCCTCCAAGGCGTCCTTCACTGGGTCGTCGATGATACCGATGTCAACGGGCGTTCCAGTC